TAATCACTTGATCCATCAATTCCATTGCTTTATCCTCACCACAGTACTTAGATAATTGACCTCCAATTGCTGTATGATAAGTTAATTTACCATCAGACCAACCTCCAGCACCTAAAAAACCTGTCATTACTTCTTCAGGTTTACGTTTGTATGGATCTTTACCCATATCAATCACTGTGATTAATTCTCCAGGATAGCCATTATCCACTAATTTTGTTGCCGCATTCACACCTGCTACTCCAGCTCCTACTATTACTATTTTCTTGTCCATAATCTATTTTATATTTTAAATATACAAAAAAAAGTGACCCAATCCAAAGATTGGGCCACAGCTCCTAAAATTTCTTAAGTCGACAGGCTATGAATCTGTCTGTATGTTATAGTTTTGTTATTTTGTCTATTTTATAGATGCGTTCATCTACAGCGTTTTGAGTTGTTCGCATCCAAAAATAATTCCTTAAATCATTTTTATATTTGTCAAAGTCATCTTGATCGATTTGTACTGTAACAAATCCGTCCATGAGTGGACCACCTTCTTCTGGATCTTCTGTAATGTAATCGATTTTGACTTTAACTTGGTTTAAAGCACGTTTGAGTTCCTCTTTAACTAATTCTTTTAAGTTATTTAACTTCATGATTTATGTATCTTTAACTTGAGTGTTCCTGTTCCTTTAATGACTCTATGCCATTCGTGTCTTGGTATAAATATACGTTCTTTTAGGGAAGTAGGCAACTGATCTTCTAACTGGAGTTTCCAGTCTGTATCTTCTAGGATTTCAACTGTTCTATCTTCATCATCGCGATGCCATAATAGTTCAATCGGATCTATATTTTCGCTAAATTCACGAATAATATATTTGTCAGTAACTTCTATGTCAGTGTAGGGTTTCATTCACCTTTTGGTAAGAACCAGTTTGAACACCATTTTGAAGGATCTTTAATTTGATTTCCTTCATTATCTACTAGTTCAGCTGTTCCCATGTAATCTTGATAATATGAATTACCACACATATGTTTTTCGTTTTCTACATAGTAGAATTTACAAACATGACAACCAAACCCCACAGGTGAATACATGTAAGCGGGAGATTTCTCTGATTGGGTTGCTTCTTTAAGTAAGTCTATTAATTTCATTTTGTTTTACCCCATTTAGTACCTTTACCAGGTGTTTTACATTGTGCTGCTGTAGGACGACATGATGGATATTTGGAGCGTTTTTCTCCTTCTTCACGTCCACATGCTTTATATCCTGTTACTTTACCATCTTTTCTGATTGGTGCATTGCAATCAACCCATCCACCTTTTTTACCAGGTGTTCCTTTACGTTTGAACCAAGTGCGGAGGGTTTCTTTAACTTTTTCTTGAATTACTTCTTCTTTTAAGCCTTTCCAAATAGTACCTTGACGACATTTTACAACAGCGCCAGATTTGTAAGCAGATGGTTTGTCGTATTTGCGGTCTGCAATACGAAGACATCTGTCACGTTTTTTCTTTTCTTCAGAAATAACTTCGTTAATAAGTTTATCCAATCTATCCATCACATAATACATATTTAACTTTATATTGCTTGTTACATATTGTATTTGCTTTTCCTACTAAATGGCATCTTACTGTTTCATGATGGATGTTTAAATCTGAGGCTAGATTATAGTAACTATCATATTGTTGGATAAATTCTCCATTTATATTATATAAAGCTACAGATTTTCCTTTACCTTTGTTTGGGCTAGTTCTTCCTTTATGGGCTTCCGATACTCCAGGTTTAGGACCATCAGGTTTGCCTTTTTTAGAAGTTGTGGATCCTTTCTTAGCTTTAGATATCTTATCACATATTTCTTTTGAAAATTTCCTTCCAGTTAGTTTTTCACTAACAGTATGTTTGGTTTCTTCTTTATGGAGTCCATTTCCTCTAGCATCGTTTGTCATGTTATAGAATTGAGGATTTGTAGAAGCATTAAAATGTTCTAACCATTGAGATTCTACACCACGAGCATCTCCTTCACCTTGCCAAAGTATATCTCTTATAAAATTATTTTTACCATATTTTTTTAAAGCATCTTTTATTGCTTTACCACTTCCATAATAATTTTCATCTATTTGAGGTTTTCTAGAAGAACCAATATATTTTTTTCCATTTATGATATTGGTTATAAGATAAACATAAGCCATTTTATTATAAATATTGGTAGGGTCGTTTTCCTACCAATAACCATAGAAGTTTTTTGAACCCCCTAAAGATTTCCAGTATCTTCCGATACGACATGACCAATAAGATGCTTTTGTTCTATCTTTTTTATTAGCACAGTCATGACGTTTTGCAAATGCACGACGTGCTTCTGGGTTGTTTATTTTAGCTGATAGGCCTGTAGTATCTCCAAAGGATACTTTTTTGATTTTACCTTTGTCTCTAACATAAACATAGAATTTTTTAGATCCACCACGTTTTGGTTTTCCAATTGGTGGGTTTTTCTTTTTACCTTCAGCTTCTTCAAGTTCCTCTTCCTCTAACATAGGTAAACCTAAAGGCACTTGAACACCTTCATACATTCCATAGTTACCAAGATCAGTTTCCTCTAAAATTTCTTTATCATCGTCATTAACATGAATTACTTCACGTAAATACAATGAACGAGCTTCTGCCCATAAATTAAGGAACGATTGCGAACCATATCGGAACGTGTTTTCGGTAAGTGGGAGTTTATTTTCCACGTGATAACGCAGATTTTCCGATAATATTTCCCTTGGAGCTATACTTTCGTTTAAGATAACACCAGCGTTACCTACGTTTTCACAAGTGTTGCAACCACAGCTACATTTTTCTTCTGTAACGTGATGGTATACTTCTTGGATGAGTTTTTTAAGGCGAGTCTTGTCCATGCTAATAAATATTAAGATGCTTTAACAAACACTGAACTTTCTTTTGTTTGAGAGGAAGCATATCCTATTAGATCTGAAATGATTTCATTTGGGTTTTCTGCTTTATTTAAAGCATCAGCTATTTCTAGAGCTAAAAATTTGGATATTCTATAGCTATATTTTTGGTTTAATGTTTTTTTAGGATCATCATAATATGATTCAAAATCAGCATCAGATAGTTGTGGAATATTTCCCCAAAGAGTTTTAAATTTATTTTTAAAATCAGGATCGTCGTTTACTACCTCATCTTTTATTTCTGTAGGTACGGACAAATCAAACCCGTTATCAGCAAATACTTTTTTGATAACAGAATATCCAACTTTTCCTCCAGCTGCTTTTTTCAAAGCTAATTCCCCCATAAATCCAGTTAAAGCATTAAAGTTTCTAAATTCAATTTTAGAACCATCACTTAACAAAATATAGGCTTTAGCATGTGAAGGATTAACTTCTACTCCGGTAATTTCGTATTTATTGTCTTCAGAAGATCCAGCATTGTATACTTTTAAAGTAACATTTTTATCTGCTTTTTTCAAGGAAACTCCTATAATTGTGCCGTTATTGTATTTTTCTAACAACAGCGCATTTATTTCTCCTAAAGTATCAGGCCATGTAATTTCCATTTCTTCAGGAGCTACCATCCAAATATCAGCAGGATTCCATTTGTTAATATCTTTGATACCTGCTTCTTTTAAAAGCGGTTTAACTTTATTTTCTAAGTTTTTAACCCAGTTAGATCCTCTATTGTGGATAAAAGGGCCAGAGTATTGTTTGGCTAATGCGTTAGCAATACCAACACTTGATATCAACCACCCTCTATTAGTTTTAAGTAGATTAGCAGCACTTTCAAAATCAGTAACTGCAATTTTACTTTTAGAAGCTTGAATAGCTTCATCAGTTATAGATTCTTCAGTTATATTTCCTGAAGAATTGTATCGAATAGCATTTGCTATGCATTGGGCTGATTCTGCTTGGGCTGTAAGTTCAGATCCTCCTCGCATACCGCCTCCACCTCCAAAATCAGCAGTCTTTTTTAGATCAGATGTAGTGATAGTTTTACCATCTTCATCAACTCCTAAAGTAATAGCTTTATCTATTTTTATTTTTCCTTGAAGTTGAGCTAAAGCATCTTTTTTATCAGTTACAGTAAATGAACCTCCTCTATCGAGTTCTAAAGGTTCATCATTTGCAATCTTATTGGTTAGAATTTCAATTCTTGATACTTTTCTACCTCCACCAAAAGTAGCATCTTTACTTAATTCAGATGGAGTTAACTTTGTTTCCTCAAGACTAACTTCAATGCCTAATTCTCGTAATTCACTTTCTAAAAGTAAAATATCCTGATCATTTTTCATATCAGGATATCCTTTTGGGAATTTGTAAGCTATATTACGTATGAATTTTTCTAAAATATCCATTATGCTGGTGTTTCTTCTGGTGTTTCTGATGGTGGGGTTTCAGATGGGGTTTCTGCTGGGGCTTCAAGACTTTCGATGCCTGCTCCTGTTTCTTCAGGTTCAGCTTTAGCACCGTAACGTAAAAGATTTGCAATTGCTTCTGCTGCTCTTTCTTCTTCAGGTAAATTAAGTAAATAATACTTTTTACCTGCTACTTGAGCAACCCAACTACGTTTACCATATATCAAATAAAATGATTGATCATTTTTTAAATTGATACGGAATGTAGTAGGACGAGGAGCAACCCAATCAATTGAAGCTAAAAAGCTATCATATTCTGGGGTTAATAGGTCAACAATAACTGCTTTTAGCTCAGGGAATTTTGTTAGCTCATCATATTGGATGGCTTCTTCAGGTGTAACTGTCCTATTGGAGTACACCTGCTTAACTAATACCTTAAGTCTATTTTTAAGTTCGTTGCTGTCCATTATTTATTTTTAAGTTTAGCTAAAATAGCTTCTTTGATTTTCTGTGCTTGTGCTGTGGCAATACGACCTGCTTTTTCATCAGACATTCCTTGAGCTTTTAAAGCATCAAAGATTTTACCACGTTTTTTAATTTGTTTTTTTGACATTTCGTCAAGAGCACCTTCTTCAGCAACGTTTTTAAAGGGCATGCCTTTTTTTCTAGATTTTTCAGGCGTCATTTCTTCACCAATAGCACCTTCTTCAGAAGCAACACCTACCATAGCATCAATTTCAGGTTCCTTGAGTTCAAATTCAAGATAGTGTTTTGCTGAGGAGATCATATTTTTAGCAGTGGTAATTTTTGATTGCCACCAACCAGGAAAATCAACTTCTTGAGGACCTTCAAATTGATCAACCATTTTATATAATTCCATAGCATATTTACCTATTTGAGCAAGTTCTGCTTTAATCATATGTGGTTCATCATCTTGATGACCTAGATCAAGATCTTCTTTCTGCATGGATTTTTCAATAGCAGCACCACGTTTTTTTTCGTAGTCTGAAAGTTGGCCATCTTTGTTTAGGTCTGCTTTTTTAGGATTGCTTAAAGCGGCTTTAACCATTTCTTTCAATTTAACGTCTTCCATTGTTTCTTCAGGTTGTGGTTCTTTAATATTATTAGCTGCGTTTCTTTTTACTTGATTAACAGCAGTACCATAAGCTACATTCTCGGCATTTACACAATGTTTTCTAACTAATTTATCTCTACGTTTTGGATCATTTACGATTGCCAAAAAGTTTGAATATATTTTATTAGACTCCTCAGGTGAAAATGCCTCGTGTAGTTTCATTGTTAAGCTTTGTCTTCAGCAGTTGAAGTCTTCTTAAATTCAGCTGCCAATTTTTTAATTGAGTTAGCGGCGCTACGTGCACGTCCACGAGCTGCTTTAGATGTTTTACCATGCTCAGCCTCTAGTGTAGCTAATTCTTCTTTAATTGCGTTTAAAATTTCTGTTGTGTTCATAGATTTTATTTTATATAAATTTAATTGTTTACTATTCTCCTCCACCAATATATTCGCTAACGAAAAATTTCAGTGTGTTTCCTACTTGTGTTTCAAGTTTTTCATTACCCATTCCTTTTGCAATCTGGAATGCTTTCATTAAGTTGTCCATAAGATCAGCTTCTGTACCTTTCATGTCAGCAGCAATATCTTCTAAACCATCACCTGTAGCAGGTGTTTCTTCGGCAGGCATTTCTTCATCGGCCGGCATTTCTTCTTCAGTGTCAGTTACTTCAACGTCTTCTACTTCTTCATCTTTTTTCTTTGCTTCGTCGATATCAAATCCTCCGTAACCATCAAATTCATCAGTGTCACCAAAGTCGTTAGAATCACCATATTCACCATCATAAAAATCATTACTATAATCATAGGTATCTTCTTCGTACTCCTCAGGATAACCTTCTTCTAAGAATCCACCATCAGCAGCTGCATCCATCATCTCTGCTTCTTCTTCTCCAGGATTACCTTCATAAACATTATCTACATAATCAGCATTTAAAGCGGCATCATCAGTATATGCATTATCTGTGGTAATATCTTCAGCTAATTCAGCAACAATCATTTCTTTGATTTTTGCCTTTATGTCTTTACGAGAAGAATTTTCGTTAATCAATTTCATTGAAGGATTTAAATTCTCAAGTGCTTTGCTTTCTTTTAAGAATTTTTTTAGGTCAAAATTATCTGCCATTTTATTATAAATATTAAATTATTTCTTAGTTGTTGCGTATAAATATTCAGAAATTAGTGTTCCTATAGCTCCTGCCTTTTGTCTAATAAGAACCCATTCATCTCTTTTTAAATGGTGAGCATCTTTAAATGAAATTCCTATTACACCTATTAAATGATCATCCAAACTATATAAGCCAAGCATACAAATGGATTTGGTTTCAAATTGAGTAGTTAAATATTCTAACCCATAAGTATCTGATGCTTTAGATACATCCTCTATGGATAATTCAGTGTCTTTGTAAATTTTAGATAATACTCTAGGAAATAAAGATACAGGAATATTTTGAAATGTATTTTGGATACATGGAGTATCTAATGAAGTTTTTTCATAGAAAATAGAAAATTTCTGGATTGATTTTCCTGTGGGGTAGAAATTACCTCCATTATGGAATTGGGCAATCCATACTCTATCACATTCTAATTCTTCTAAGATAGTTTCTACTTGGGTATCAACTAAAGTAGAGGCTTCTAGGGCTTCACGCATTATAGTTACTTTATTTTTACTTTCCATTTTTAATTTAACCCAATTTACTATAATAGGGCCAAATACTGCTGTTATTAACGCTACAGCAATTGTAGTTACCATTGCAAAAGTTTCCATTATTTTTTAAGGGAGTTTAAATGTTTAATCATTTCACTTAAAGCGTGTTCAGCACGTTCTTTATCTATTCCACCAACCCATTTTTGTACTTCACCATTTTCGGAAACATATCCTTCTTTACTTTCTGAAATGATATTTTCAAAGTAACTTTTATATTCTTCTATTTGTTGATCGATTTCAGCATTAAATGTTTGGTCAATATGATCTTGCCATTCACCTGAGGTTTTCATTTTGGTTTCAGTAACTGTTCTACAGTCTAAACATTCACCATATGATTTATAATAAAATGGATCTAATTGTTTATCCATTATTTGTTTACAATTTGGACAAAATAACGGAACAGATACTTTTTTAAATTTATCTAATTTGGTAACATTTTCTTTAATACCATCTTTAATAGTCCAAGTTCTACCACCTTGTTGCCAAATATCTCCCTCTTTATGTTCCTCTTCTTGAGGACCATTATAACCAATTCCTACAGTAGTACGGTTACCATGTTTACCTGCTACCAGGTTACGTAAACGTTCTACGTCTCTTTTTTGGAATTCTTTTTTTAAAACTGAATCTGACATTAGAGCTTGTATTTTTCTTTAAGTATTTTTAGAGTTTCAGAAGCTGAGGTATGATGGATAGCTTTACCGCTACTTGCTCTCCAGGCATCTGTATTTTTTTTCATATCGTCTATAAGGATACTTTTTGGGTTAGCATACGTTGCTTTTTGAGGTGCAGGTACAAATATTTCTTCACCTACGCCACTAAGATTTTTTGCAATCCATTCTTTTTTACCTTGAATAGCTTCATTGTAATCCGGACTAAGTTGTTGGTCTGATGGGAGACTAAAATTTACTGATGGAGATGAAAGAATGTTTGGGTTATATTGTTGGATATAGTTCCATAGTTCTTTTCCTCCAGGTTGCCATTCCAAATTTACCCAAAAATCTTTTTCTTTTATGTTTTTTTCATTTAAACTATCTCTAAATCGTTTCCAAAAAGAGCTTTTACTTTTTTCATTAGCTTCTTGAGTTGATACTCCTGTTAAGTCTTCATATCCCTTATCAAAGTTACAAAGTACTCCATCCATATCACAATAAATGGTATACGGTTTAATTGCCTCGTATAAGTCTAATAATGTAGGTGTTTTTTTCATATTAAAATTTGGGCAAATTTAATGCAGGTAATCTACGTCTCCAAAGATCCATAATCTCTTCTTTTTGTTCAGGAGTAATATCTTGAGCATCTAAATATGTGTTGATAACGTCTTCAAATGGACGTTTTTCTTTTTTAGCGCGAAAATACATGCCTTGCAAATTTGCATCTATTTCTTTTTCAAGTTTAAAATAATCTGCTTTTGGTAACATTTCCATGTCTATCATTTGACGGATAAACATATCATCATCCATTGTTTTGTCTGGGTTAGAAATAAATCCCTCACCATGAGTTAAATGTTCAATTTCGTGACGGATTACATCTTTTAAGTTCATTGAAATCTCTTCCCAAAATTCAGGAAGTTTTTCAGGATCTATTTCAAAACGGACTTGGATATAATCTTCTTCATCATCAGCACCACCATCTACGTTTAATTTCCCTAAACCAGGGATAACTGAGATATTAGCATCGATTGAAATTTCTTCATCTCCAAAAGGGAATGATTGTTCTAAACGAGATGCTAAAGCACCATTGTTAATATCTTCTCTCCATTGTTTAAAAATAGCAGAGGATATTTGGTTTGATATTTTATCGTAACGGCCTTCAGTTAATACACCTTCAGTTAGTGTATCTGTCCAATTACGAAAAGTCATATTTCCTTTTTCGTATGCTTCTCTTTCAATTTCAGGTAAATCACCTTCTTCGTTTGTATTTTGTGTTGTAACGTTTCCTAAACGACCATCACAATTTTGCATATGATGAATCATTTCGTGCGCGTATGAACGCATAACATCCTTTGGATGACGATTCATTGTATAAAGTACTATAACGCGTTCATTCGGGTTATAATACGCTGTTTTACCGAAAAAATTTTGAGCATTTTCAGCATCGTCGTTTACAAATTTTACTTTAGGTAAAGGACGAATATTCATACCTTTATCTAACATATATTCTGTAAGTAATTTGATCATTGGAGGATAGCTAAACTTACTTGGTTCAGCATACATTTCCTCTAAAGCTAATTTTGGATTAGATGTTTGGAAATTTTTCTTACGCATTACCGTTTTAGCAACCAAATCCATTTCATCATTATTGTCGTCGTAATTTAGAGCAAATGGTAAGTTGAGATCGTTACGTAATTTAAATAGTACCGCTTGATAATCATCTGGGAGATTAGCTAGTTTTTCTCCATATTTTTCTGCAGTTTGAGTAAATAAATCTTCTAATTCTTCAGCAGAAATAGGTTTTCCATTGCGTTCATCATTTACTCTTTCTATAAAGTGTCTTGTAAATTGAACATCAATACCGTAGTCTTCAAACCACTCATCAGCTATTCTTTCTACATCATCCAATTCGGATTGTGTAACTATTTCTTCAATGGGAGTTTTAGTTAAGATAGACCAAACTTCTTCTTTTTCTTCATCTGAAAGTTCAGAAGGAAGGTATGCTTGGAATCTTGGTTTATCTCCACCAATTAAAGCAGCACGTGTGTTTGTACCGCTAACTCTATCTTCACCTTCTGATTTGATTACGATGGTTTGGAAGTTATCGTATTTGTCTTTTAAACTATCGAATCGTTTTAAATCACCTAAATCCATTTCACCTCGAATTCCTACTACAGGATAGTAAGTATTTTGAGGATTATTTTTGATTAATGAACCAACGTCTGAAACTGGGGATGAATTATCTGAAATTTGGATTTCAACGTTAGAAGGGAGATATTTTTTGTAAATATCCCATATAGCTTTACTTTCTTCTTTAGTTACACCATCTCGTGTTTTATGTCCTATAAGAACAATCACTTTAGATACCTTAGGGTTTTTAGCTACTTCATCTACTAATGCAAAATGACCAATTGTAGGCGGTTTAAAACCACCAGGCACCAAAGCAATACCATCTTGCATTGCCTCTAATATAGGTTGTATAAGCGCTTTAACTAACGAATTCATTTATTTTCTTTTTTGCAGTTTCTATAGTATCAAATTCAGGTAATTGATTAACCATAGATTCAATGTCTTTATTCAATTGAGCTTTTTCAGCATCTGATTTAGCTTGTTCTTCAGGAGTTTTAGGTTTACCTACAGCTGTAGATGCTTGAATATATGGTTCAAGTAAATCAGCATTAAACTCTCTATTAGCGTCTTTTGGATTATTGTTTAATAAGATGAAATTATTACCAAACGCTTGTTTATACGTTTCAATATTTTTATTTACATCTCTCCAAGTACGTAATACAATTCCAGGCATTAAACTTCTATCACGTTCTTGATTACGTTCAAGTGAAGTTAAGGGAGAAACATAGATCATTAACATCAATGTTTCATACCCTAAATCTTCTAGTTGTTGTTTTTTCTTTAATACAGGTCCAGATGCAGCACCAGTTCCATCAATAACAATATTATTTTTATCTTCTATTGATTTAGCTAGCTTGTCTTGGGTAACTTTTCTAGCTTGTGCTTGTAATTTAGAAGCTTGAGATAATTGGTCAGGTGTAAAGTCCTTTTGTTTTAAACCAATTCCACTTGCTTTTAAGAGCTCTTCGTAAGTGTCATCTGAATTGAGAACTGTAAATGTATTAGGGATAAGTTGAGAAGATATATAGGATTTTCCACTCCCCGCGGGGCCAGCTAGAAATATAGCTTTAGGATTACCTTTTACTTCCTTCAATAATTGAACTAAACTTATCATAATTATACATATTACGCCTCTTTCTTAACGCTCGTTTTAAACTCAGTAAATATAGGTGCTTCATTCGGATTTTCTAAATCAAATAAACGTTTTACTGTTTTAAAGATTTCAATATTTTCCTCTTGTGTACGAGATGGTAAAATCATTTCCCATCCTTTACCTTGCATTTTATCTTTAGACGCTTTACGTTTGTTTGATTTTAACCATAAAATACCAGTTTTATCAGGTTTAACACCAAAACATTCTTCATAACAATGAGCATAAACTGCTGCTTGTAATTCATAAGTAGTCTGGATGTGATTTGATGTTTTATGGTCAATAATCCATAAAGAATTATCAATTCTACAAACTAAATCTGTTGTACCCGCTACTCTAAGTGTATCTGAAAATAAATGGATTTCTTGATCAATTAATTCAGGTTTATGAGTTTCCCAAAAATCAACAAAACGTAAGAACATTTGCCAAATAGATGGATCATATTGTGGATATCCAGCTTCATTTAAAAAGTTCATTTCTTTACCTTCTAAATATTCCTCAATCATTTCATGTACTTTAGTCCCATCTTCACCAGCTTTTCTAACAATATAATCAGCAGAACGACCCATATTTTTTAACCATTCTTCAAAATGTTTACCTTTTGGGTAAGAACTTAAAACATGGGTAATTGAAGGATAATATTCACCATTACGTCTATAGTATCTAGAGTCTGGGAGGGTAATTTGTTTTGCATCTTCGGAGATTTCAAGGATACGATTGTTAACGTGTTTAATATTACGTTTTTTCATATTATAAATAATTTTTTCTCCATCAGTTTATATTGTGTTAGAGGAGAAACGGTTTGTATCAATTTGGTGAAGTTTTCAAATCCCATTTCACTAGGGTCCTTACCTTCAAGCTCTACCAAATAGACTTCTTTCCCAATGTCCAAAAGCTGTTCACAAAAACCAAGGGCTTTTGAAATAGCATCGTTATCTAGGGCAATATATATTTTTTGTACTTTGGATTCTACTAGCTTTTTCATCAAACTAGATTGAATATTTTTTCCAAGTAGTGGGATTACGTTGCGTTTGATTGCCATAGCATCAAATGGTCCCTCACATAGTATGATAGGTAAGTCCCAATTAATAAACAATTCAAACGGTATAATATCGCGAGACGTTTCCGGGTTGCGGTACTTGGTGTAAGGATCTTTTTCAAATGATCTCGCGGTGAAATAATTTAATTTACCGGTGCTATCATATGAGGGTATAATAATCATTTTAGCATATTGGCCTGAATCACAATAGCCTATATTGTATTTAAGAATATCTTGTTTGGTAGTATTTCTTTTCTTAAGGTAAGTAAGAGCATGTCTTGCTATGATATCTTTGTTGTTGATAAAGGTTTTAAATTCCTTTGGGAGTTCAAGTATAGCTTGTTTTATCTCTCCTATACCATCACGAGAAACATTTTTAACTAGCTTACTTAGTTCTTGAAAATAACTAGCGTCTACTTGTACTTGTTTAAATAAGCTTCTTATAGTTTTACCTTTCTTACCACAAGCCCAACATGCCCATTGATTAACACCGTCTTTATTTTCGGTAAAATTAACTTCAAGTTTTGGTTTATGATGATGGCAGAATGGACAAGTATATGCTTGATTTCCTCGTGCTGTACGTTTGCCTGTGCCTAAGACACCGTTAACTAGATTGACTAACAGTTCATTTATCATAACCTTAAGATACAATATCTTTTTTAGATATCAAAATCTTTTCGAAAGAACTTACCTAAAATGTTATCGTTAAAATATAAATCAGGGGTTTCTAATACTCTATAAATAAATAAAGTTCGTGTTTCGTAGTAGGTTAAAAGTTTTTTACTTGAACATAAAATCAATATCTCACGTTCAAAGTTTTCTATTGGTTCAGTTTTTTTAAGTTCAAGTAGTGTTTTATTTGAACCCCAATATTTTTTCCAATCAGATTCAGATGTTACTATTTTAGAAGATGGTTTACGACCTACACCTTCATGCAGTGCAAGTTCTTTTTTACCTAACTTTACTTTTTTGTTGTGGTAAAGTACTTTTTTACCAATATAGGATTTGCCTGAAGGTAAATGGGTTATTTTATAGATAAAACCATATGTAAATGATGGGAATTGAGAAAGGTCCTCAATTTGAGATGTTTTATATAACCAATTTAACATAACATTTTGATTATGATTGTATAATAACAGCCTGATAGAAAACTGTTTCAGTACCTGTTCCACCAGCTGTATTAAATGTAAGTTGTCCTCCTGTAAGAGCTTTTACAACTACTGCAACCCCAGCTACGGCTGAGCCTGAGTTTATGGTTGCTGTTACAAAAACATTAGTACCAAGTGTTTTGCCACTTAATAATGAGTAAGCACTTGTTGTTGCTACACCCCCTGTTGCTTGAGCACTACCACAAATAAATTTAAAAGTACCATCAAAAACACCTCCACTAAGTCTTTCATATTGTTGTTGGGTTATTATGTTTGATGTACCACTATTAGCAGCATAAGATGCTGTAATGGTAAAAGAAGATGATACTGCACGGGAAGCACTAGTAGCAAATGAAGCAGATGTTGATGTAGAAGCGTTCCCAATTAAACTTCCACTAATTGTAACATCATATGCTCCTGTTGTACCTCCACCTGAGGTAAAAGCATCATATAATTGGAGAATGTCTGTTGGTTCAATTGTATTACCATCGGTAATGTTTGAAGAATTTAGAGTTGCCATATTTTATAAGTCTAAATTTATTAGTATTGTAGTATCGGTTACTGCGGATGTTGGAAGTGGTTGTGCAAGTTTTGCTACTGCTAACAAATTATAATTATTGTCATATAAACCTACTGTTGTAACATAAGGTGAAAAATATGAACCTGTTGCAAAACTATATAAAACTCCACTATTTAAACTTCCAGAAACTAGGGTTGGATTTTGAGAGAAATTAAATTCATTTTCTCTAAGTGTACATTTATATTGTGTTTCGTAAATATTAAATGAAGATGAAAACGAACAAGTTACATTTGAACTAGTAATAAAACTATTTATAAATCCTATATCACCAATTCCATAACTGCTAGTACCATA